ACAATAATATTCATTACCTCTTATTTCACTTTATTAATTTATGTAATAATATTAACTCTTCCTTACAAACAGTGGTCTAGTTTCAAATCTTCTGGTGCTAGTGGGGTCATAACAGCTACAATTATTACACTCGCATCGAAAACATAATGCAGTATTACAACTAAAATAATTTTCTAATTTCTTTTTTAATTGATCCCAATTAACGCAATCTGTACAGGTAACACGTTCGTCTTTATCCATGATAACCAACTCCTTAATATTACCTATGATTTATTTAATAACTTTTAATTCCAATGATACATGCTGTTCTCTTCCCAGAACATGATATTTATTGATATCAACTACTTTATAATTTTTATTGCTCCCTTTGATATTGATTTGATCATTGTTTTTATAGTCTGGATTGTTAGAGGTGTATGAGGTTACTACTTCATCTTTTTTGTTGTATAATAGAATATCTATGGTGTTTCCTCCTTTATTATAAATCATCGCCGTCCTCATCATCTTGACCTATGCTTAGTTCTCCCTTTAAATATCTGACTTCATCTTTTAGATCATCGATTTCATGAATTAAATCTTCTCTTATTCCTCCGTAGTTCAACTCATAATCAAGTTCCTCAAATAATTCTTTTACTTCATGTTCTTGTAAGTCTTTTTTAAGTTTTAGGTTAAATGACACATCAATTTGTTCAGTTCTTATTGACATTATTTATTCTCCTTTCTTTCACTTTCAATTCTTTTAATAGCATCTAAAGTTTCTAATAAAGATTTCTTGTACCCTTTTGACCACGCATAAGTACTTTCATTGTAGTAATCTTTATTAATAGAATTTATTTCTTTAATTAACCATTCTTTTAATTCTTTCATTGTGAACTATTCCCCTTTCTTCTTTATGTCACCTCCCTTCTGTCAATTTTATTTTATGATTATTTAGTTAAAATGGTGAATATTATAATTCATCTCGAATGAAGACAATATAATCTGAAATTTTACATTGATAACACAAATCAACATATATTTCTTGAACTTTATCGCATTCAATTATTTCTTGACATTCATTGCATTCTACGATACCAGAGCACTCATAATCAATAGTTATGTTTTTATTTGGACAATAATAATTGCAGAATTGCTCTTTTAATTCTAATAGTTTATCTTCCATATTTACTCCTTAATAAATTCAATAATATCCATCATAGTATAGGTTCTAGGAGCATCTTTTTCTACATCAAATACTTCCATTAGCCATTGATTTTCTTTGTGAAAGTCTGTATACCCATAATAAATACTTTGGGGTATAATATTTCTGATACTTATTTCACTTTTCCAATTTTTATATTTTATTTTAATTGATTTACTAGAAATATAATGAGGGCATGAATCTTTATGATTTAATAAACATCCTTCTCCAAAAGGTTCTTTCCAATCAGGTGAATAACAAACCCCACTGTCAAAATGGACGCATGGTTTCATTTTTGAATCAACTCCTTTTAATATATTAAAGTATGCTCTTTATATTAATTATTTATAATAATATTTTCATATAATATTGCGATATTTTCTCTTAAATTTCTTAATCTATCAATTATTTTGGTATAATCATTTAAGAAAAACCTATAATTTTCAATTGCATTATCTTCATTAACAAAATCAGGATTTTGGACACAACCACCTAATTTTGAAACAAGATATTCAATGCTTTTTATTTCTTTCCATAATTCTTCAGACTTTTGTGGATTTAATGTTTTCATTAACTTCTTTCCTTTCTAATTTTATTTACTTGCTTTCATAACATCATCAAAATTAACAAAACAAGTACAATTATTAAAATCATGATTATCATCTAATCTAATATTTAATGGTCTTTTTGAATCACAAATATCAATGTCAAATATTGTACCAAAATAACCTTTGAATATTCCATTAATTACTTCAATACAATTTCCTACTGATGGAATATTTTCATAATATGTAATAATTTCATTTAATGAATCTCTAATAAATTTTGCTTGTGGTATGTCAAAACTAAGACAGTTATCGCCATCTACTTCATTTAGCATGATAAAATCACCATTACTTAGAGAATCATAACTCCATTTATCGGTATAATTTGGTTCAATGGAAATATTGTCTATAGAATATTTATTTTTTAGCATTGGTTTTATCACTCCTTAATATTTAATTTTATTTTTATATTAGTATCACTAATTAACTGTCTATATTTTACTCCTGCCATATTTAATATAAATCTAGAAGCAATTGTTTGTTCATTATCTTTATACTTATCACTTAGATATACAACTTCAGATATACCAGATTGAATGATTGCTTTGCTACACTCGTTACAAGGGAATAATGTTGCATACAGAATACATCCATTTAAATCTTTTTTAGCATAAAGTATTGCATTAAGCTCACTATGCACTACATATAGATATTTTCCTTCTAATCCTTCTTTTGATTTCCAAGGCATTTCTGAATCTGGACAATTGTTCGGCATACCATTGTAGCCAGTTGATATAATTCGATGGTTTTTATCTACTATACATGCTCCTACTTGTGTTCTTGGATCTTTACTACGCAATGATGATATGTATGCAACGCTCATGAAGTAATCATCCCAATTTATGATTTGCATTTGGTTTGTAGTCCTTTCTGTGAGGTGGGAGAGATGTATTTCAATCTCTCCCTATATTTATTTTAATAATTAATTCATTTGTCTTTTAATTTCTGCTTCAATTTGAGGTTCAGGTGCTTGCCATCCTTCAGGTTTTGCAACTTTACCATCGCTTTCCCTATAATGTGCTGTTCCATCAGGCCATAATTTACTCATATTTGCATTTTGTACAATGTCAAATACTGGTTCTAAATCTACACCGCATTCCACGGATGTTCCTAAAATGAAATAAAGCATGTCACATAAAGCATCTGCTTGATCAATTACATTATCGGAATCTAGAAATTCTTGAACTTCTTCTTTTACCCAATTCATTCTTGCTTCTGCTCTTTTTTTATCCATGAAAGTAGGTTTATTTGCGATAGGATGATTAAAGGCAATTTGGAATTCTTTTACTTGTTCTTGTTGTTTCATCATTATATTTTCCTCTTTTCGTTTATTTATTTATTTTAAAATTTAAGAAATTAATTATTTCATCCACACTTTGAAAAACCACAATCTGGATTAGAGCATACAGAACATCCTTCTGCTAATTGCATTGGACTATGACATTCAGGACAGTCATTCTCATTAGAAATATCTTCAATTATACTAATGATTTCTGATGTAATTTTAGTTTTGTTTTTATATTCTTCTTCTAGTGCTTTAGCAATAATGTCAGGACAAGATAAACCATTAATTTTCTTCTCACCTTTAGTTTTTACTCTTGTGCAAGCAGAACAAGTAATACCTTTTAATTGATCAACAATTTCATCTACTTTTGTGCCTGATCTTAATGCTAATGAAATAAGTCTATTTAAACCATCAATATTTGACTTACATGTTCCATTTTTACTTGTATTTACAAATGATTCAACTATATTTCCTTCTTTATCTCTATTAATTGTCAGATAAAATGAACCACATGCAGTTGTGTATTTGTCTGTAACTCCATATGTTTTACCAATAGATGAACGACTTAATGGTTGAATAGAATCAAGATTAATACCATGACCAACTTCATTACTTCCAATTTGCATTGTTTGATTTTTACGTGAATTATTACGATAGTATGTTACACCTTTAACCCCTAGTTTCCATGCTTCAATCAATAATTCAAACAATTCATCTTTTGTTGAATTTTCAGGAGCGTTGATCGTCTTGGATATCGCATTGTCGTAATATTTTTGGAATTGTGCTTGTGTCTTAATATGCCATTCAGGTGAAATATCATTAGCACATCTAAATAAGTCTCTTAATTTTTTTGGTACAGAACTAATTTGTGCTGTTCCTTTTTCATAACACTCTTTGATTATTTCAAGTTCTTTTTTTGTATCTTTTATAATGCTATGTAACATAGTTGCAAATAGTTCACTAGCCTCATATATTTCACCAGTAATAATTCTTCTAAGTATAGCAACCCCAAATAATGGTTCCACACCGTATGCAGTAGTATTCATAATTCCTGCTATTGATCCAGTGGGAGCTTGTGTACTAATAGTTGCACATCTTGCAGGAATATTTTTTATAGCAAAAATACTTTCATTCCAACTAGGGAAATTGCCTTTTTCTAATGCAAGTTCCGTATTGTATAATTTCTCAATCTTTTGTTTAAATCCAAATACTTTATCAATAAATTTAAGACATTCTTCACTATCATACCGAATACCCATTTTAATTAATAAATTAGCCCATCCTGCTACACCTACACCAATTTTTCTATTTGCTAAAACCTTTTCTTTAAATTCAGGAAGAACATATTCATTAACATCAATAACATCATCTAGAAATCTTATTGCATTTTTGATTACATATTCAAACATAATCCAATCTACATCTTTTGTTTTCTTATCATATAGATTTTCTAAATTAATGCTTCCTAAGTTGCAAAATTCATATCCTTCAAGGGGTTGTTCCAGTTTTGTTATCCATAAGGCTTTTTATCCCTATGTTCTTACAGTTTCTTTTCCTGTAAGCTCGGCGTACATTTTAACTTTAGTTGTTGATATTTGATGAATTAAATTTCTTTCTCAAAATAATCTGTCAGTTTATTAAAACTACCAGTATAACTTCCAAAAAACATATATAATATAACTCTAGGATCATTAATACCATACTTATCTAAAATATGTTGTAATAATATTAACAAACGTACTTTAATTCTGTTTTTAGGTATTCCATGTATTAGAGTTCTATTACTTTTAACATACGCAATAATCTCTTCTTTTGCGTCATTATATTTTTTAAAAGTATTTTCTCGTTTATTTTGAGATACTACTTTATTTCCATAGGTTCCTTTGCATTCATTTGAACAATATTTCTGTCTTAAACCTTTTTCTGTAGAAATTACTTCAAATTCTTTTCCACAACCAAGACAATTAATAATTACAAAAGGTGCTGATTCTCTTTGGTTAAAGATTTTCATATCAATATTTTTCATTGCCTCTTTAACAGAATTGCCATGTTTAATTTTAAAATCTTTGTTCAAAAATCTACTTGTAGTTTTTAAACCTATTTTTGTTTTACTGTCTTCGGATTGACTTCTGCCATACATTGGATTTAATAAATCAGACAGAATATTGCTTTTGAAAACTCCATCCATTGTTTTCCATTCTTTGATTAATTTTTTAATGTTAAGATCATAACTATTGCACAATATTTCTAAGTCTTTATATAGAATAATATGTACTTCTAAAAAATATTCGTCCGACATTTTTTTCTTAGTTTTTTCTGCTAATATTAATCTGTCGGGTTTATTTGACTTAATTTCAACAATACGTAATAAATTATTATTAGTAGTATCGTAAATGTGAAAGTCAGGCTTATACGAAGTGCCATCTTCAAATGTATATAATTTCTCTTCTACAGTATAACGAAATTGTTGACATTCACAAATCTTTACAAAGACATATTCATAGCTACTTCTTAAATAATTGCCATCATACCAACCTTGATATGAACTAATATCCATAATTAGTTTCACCTCCTATCATTTTTAATTATATCATCAAATATCAACATTAACTAAAGTTTTGGGCACTCTTGGCAGGATTATATTTATTCACCTGCTACGCTCTACGGTGGTCTTCAGCCTTTCGAAATCTGAAAACTTACCTCGGTATTCGCATTTCAGCACTTCACCGATTTTGCCCAATCTTTTACTTGAGGCAAACTATCTACCACAAGGATTGGTCGTACTCATATAATGCTCATTACTACTATTAAATTTACCATCTTGAAGATTAAAAGGATTATCACGGTTGATAGAATCAGTCCAAAGGCAACCTGGTTCTCCGTTTTCCCATAATCCATCAATAATATCGTTAAATAATTCTTTTGCTTTCACAGTATTATATGTTTTGCCATCCCAAACTAAATCAATATCTTCATCATTAATAATTTTACGCATTTCTTCGTCTGTAATTGTAACAGATATATTCATTGCATTAAGACTACCATCATCTGTTTTACTATGTATAAAATCATTAAAGTCTGGATGCGAAAATCTTAAACTTGCCATATTTGCTGCTCTTCTAGCTTTATCTCCTTGAATAGTTGTATTTGCAACGGTATTAATCAAATGCATCCAATTAACTACTCCTGCCGAAGTTCCACCAGATGATTTAATGATTTCTCCTTTTGGCCTAATATCAGATAAATCTTGGCCCACACCACAACCATATTTTGTGAGTTTTGCATTATGCCACATATGTTTATAAATACCTTCTAAATTATCTGGTATTCTAGGTAACACTGAGCAAGCACTAAGACATTTATTATAACCAGACCCAATAAGAGTAGGTGTATTTGGCATGAATAATTGTTGATCCATTAAATCATAGAATATTTTTTTATATTTTTCTTGTAATTCTGGAGTTTTTTCTGCTTTAGATATTGTTTTTGCAACACGTAAAAACATTTCTTCTACTGTTTTTTCAATTACTTCACCTGTATTTGTATCTTTAAAGAAATACCTATCTTCTAGTAGTTTTTGTGTGTTTTCATTAATTACTGCCAATTATGTATCCTCCAATTATTTATTTTATATTTACAATGACATGAATAGATTATTTTATTGCCTTTGAATACGTTCATATTCTTTATCATATTTCTCCATAATTTTAGTATCATACTGCCAACCTGAAATCTCTGCACTTAAATTATTAGAAAGTACTCTCACTTCTTCCATTTCTACTTTATTTAATTCAGAAAATTTATGTAACAATCTTTTCAATTCTCTAACGATGTCTAAGATATCCATATTTCCATAATCCATTGTCATCATATTTCTATCACCTCCCTTCATTCTACATATCCCAGTGCCTATTCTTCTTCAGAATCTCAATAACATTACCTGCATATGGTTCATCAATATTTATAACTAAATACTGATTACTAGGTTTCTTATTAAATTTAACTCTACCAACTCTAATATTTTTAATAATTCGACTCAAATCAATACTATCTTGCTCTGAAGCATGTTTGTATAAATCCTCTTGTTTTATAACAATATATTTATTAAAGTCTATGCCATGTAAAGAAATATTATTTATATAAATTATGTATCACCTTCTTTCTCAACAATAAAATTATCTGGTGCTTGCCAGTACCATTGATATTGATTAAACTCACCACAAATATTCTTGAATTTCATATAAACTTGCTCTGCGTCAGGTGTTGCTAATATTCTCAAACAACTAGAAGATTTTTCACAAGCGATAAATTGACACATCGATATGTTAGCCAAAACTCAGTCTTCCATCCTTTCATTTTTAATTTCTGATTCTCTATCTAACACTTCAATGATTACTTTTTTAAAATAATCTCCTCTATTGGTGTCTTGATCGACAATAAAAGCATAATTATCTGTATAGTTTTTCTCATACTCTTCATATTCACATTGAATCCAATCACCATCTCTGCCGTGTAGAATTTTAATATGTATTCACCTCTTTTGATTTAGCAAGAATTTGATTGGTAGTATTTATAAGATATGTGATCAAATCCTTGCTAATATTTATTTTATGATTTGTGTTTCTGAATTATGATTATTTAACCAATCTTTTTGTAATATGTAGTCGTATTGGTTAAACCACTTATGCTGAACATGAAGTTTGCTTTGTCTTGGGAATTGTATTCTTGATAAGTGCAGGTAGTCCATTGACCATCGATGCGATTAATTATTTTTTGAGTTTGCATTTTTTCACCTCCTCTCTATGTTTATATTATAGCATGTGGGAAATTTGATGTCAAGGAATTTTATTTATTTGTTTAATGCAATAAACTTTTAAGATGATAATAGCAAACACAGAATATATAAACCCCACTACACTCAGTTTTTGGCATAAACATAATCGACAAATCATATCTCAATGCAAAACTATGTAAACTTCCCATATATGACTTTTTATTGTATTGGGTTTTATAATTATTACTATAGATGTCATCGTATGAAGAGTTTTCAATTAGTAAGTGCATTTTACCTTTGTAAAGACTTAGTTCTTTTTCGAATCTATCTCTATCATTTGAGAAATTACCGGATAACTCTTCTAAAGAACCTTTTCTCTCGATGGCAACAATTTGATCCATATACATATCGCGAGGTATATTAAGTTCATCATTCTTTGGTATATAGTATGAGAAATCAGCATAATTTAATTTCTTTACTTTATAAGGTATTTTCTTTTCATCAAAATATTTGGAAATATGATTCCATGACTGTTCACGAGTATCTACAAGTATTACGATTGATTTTAGTAATTCCTCTTTTTGTTTATCTGTATATTTATAATAACTTAACAATCAATCACCTCATCTATAAATTTATAAGTAACATTATTATATTTAGGCATCCAAAATTCCTTTGTTCCTTCAACTTCTTTATATATTTTCTTTCCTGTTTCCTGATTTACTTCTCCAGTCGGCTCCTTCTGGGGTTTGACATCAAAACTCTTAACAAATAAAAAATCTCCTTGATTAAACATATTTTTATGATATTGACTTGACCACATTTTAGTTTCAATAATCTCTCCATTTTTGATTCTATATACATTAGTTTTTACAATTAATTTCATAACTTCTAAATCAGAAACATAATATACATCTTCTGAATATTTTTTATCTGAATGTGTAATAATCCCAAGAATTTCTTTTTGATTGTCTATAATTTCTTTTATTGTCATAGGTTTAACATGTATATTTTTAATTATGTCTAATAACAAATCAATATTTCTAAGTTTGGTAATCTTTTTAGCATCTTTATTTTTAGGATTAATATATCCATATTCTAGAACGTAATTAAAATCTAAATTTAGTTCTGGTAATTTCTTTATTGATATTTCTTTTGCTCCTTCTAGCAATTCATGCCATTTGACAATTTCTAATAAATATTTTACCTCTCCAAATTGCATAAAGTAATTTAATTTAATCAACTTATCCAATACAGTCTTGTTGATTTTAGATCCTTTTAAAGCATTTAAAAATTCAATAAAATCATTATATTCACTTTCTCCTAATTCATATAATGATTGAGATACTATTTCCCCAAATCCTTTAATGCTTGATAAATTTGGGTATATAACTTTATGAACTTCATCTACATTTACTCTACGATTGTCTTTTCCAAATTCATAGTTTCCCAATTTATATCCATAGAATGTTAAAGCCTCTTTTACAAGAGCATCAATTTTCTTTTTATTTTCTTTGTCTTGGTAATGATTAATTGCAACCTCATAAAATTTTGCTGTATGATGTGCTTTAAACCATGCCTGATAAGCACTGTCTCCTCCCATACTTAAAGCATGCGGAGCATTGAAGGCGTAAAAACTGGATGCCTCGATTACATCCCATATTTTTTCAAAGTTATCTAGATTGCCAATAATATTTATCCAGTTTTCTTTTAATTTTATTTGTAAGTCATCTAATTTCTTTCCTTTTAATTTTTTCTTGGATATTGCTTTCAACACCCCATATGCTTCTCCCATAGGTAATCCTAGATATGCTAATAATTTCATAATTGATTCTTGATACAACATAAAGTGATAACTATCTTCTAATATTTTATCAATAGTTTCTTCTCCTGTTGTATATTTTTCTCTTGCTAGGAATGTTCCAAGAAGTGATTTAAACCCTGGCCTAATTCCAGCTATGAATGCACTAGATTCTGCTAAAGTGGTGGGTTTATAACGTTTTACTTTTTTTGTTGTTGATTCTTTTTCTACTTGATTAACACAACAAGTTATTCCATTTGCATATATATCCCACGTTAATTTATCTCCACTAATCATTTCTCTCAATTCATCAAAACTAGGAACTGATTTTCCAATACTTTGAAAGAATTTATGAGTTAAAGCAACGCTATCAACAACGAGATAATCATTTTTTACATATCCAAATTCATCAAGATAATTTCCCTCAATACAAGCACATAGAGTACGTTTTCCTGTTGTTTCTGATACCGCATTAATTAAACCTATTTTACGTCTAATATCTCCCTCTAAGAGTAAAAAACCGCAAGGGTGAGCTTTTAAGTTGATCGTGATTCCCTGATATTCTAAACTTCCTTTATAAATTTCTAAATATTCTTCTGGAATAAAATCTTCAATAAGAATAAATTCTTTATCTTCTTCATCTGCATATTTTAGTTTGTCATTATATTGACTAATATGTTTTGATATCTCATTAGATATTTCTGGTTTTACATCACTAACTCCTGAGTATAATTGCCATGCTGCCTTCTCTTTAAGTTTTTCAATTGCCATTAAAGGATAACAACTATGTTCTCCAATAAGTTCTCTTGTTGCTTCTATGAATGGTTCTGGAGATGCAAGATTATAATCAATATCTGGCATCTGTCCACTTATAACCCTCTCCTTTGTAAGAAATCTTTCTGGATAAATAGGAATTTCACAATTGAATCTATCAATAGTTGTAAATCCTAAAAGTTTATTGATTACATAAGATGCAGAACTTCCTCTTGATGTAGTTGTAAGAATTCCACCTTTTTCATTAACTGCTTTAGATATAATCTTGTCATTTGTTAAGAAATAATCTACAACTCCACTGTCAATAATTTCTCCTGCCTCATATATAATTCCATTCATTTTATCTGTAGTTTTTAGTGTTTCTTTTTTATATCTTTCATTTAGTATTTTTTTGAATATATTAACACGCTCGTCATATGTGGTATTTGGATACACACAAGGAATTTTAAAATGTTTATCAAATACTATTTCTTCACATTCATTTTCAAATATAAGAGTGTTCATCATGGAAGTTAATATTTGTCTATCATTTAATACTCCTTGTGTTTTAAATCTATTAAATACTTCTTTTCCATCGGGGAAATCTAAATACCAACCCTCTTCATCTTCATAATTAATTCCCTTGTATTTCAATATTTGATCACGCTTGATGGAATCTTTTTCTTCAACAAAATGACTATCTAAACCACAGATGATTTGAATATTATTTTTTTCTGCTATCTCTATAATTTTCTTGTTTAAAATTATTTGACTTTCAGTATTATGATTTTGAACCTCTAAAAAGAAATTGTTACCAAAATATTCATGTATCTTTAACCATATCTCTTCTGCATCTTCATATTTCCAACCAGCCACACATGCAGAAGTAATTATGAGATTTTCTTTTGGAACATTAAATAGAAGTTCCAAATCAATTCTAGGTTTATAATAATATCCATCTTCATTTGCAATAGAGAGGATATAATTCAAATCCTCTCGTCCGTCATGATTGACTGCAATAATCATCATATGACAATTGTTTCTATCTTTTTCTAATCTGTCTTTTACCCAATACACCTCTGCTGAATGTCTATATTTTAGATTAAACTCTTGTGCTGTTTTGTATACTTCGAATTGATTGCCTTGGTTTCCATGATCACCACTAAACAAACATTTTCCTTTATATTCTACTGTCTTTTTAGCGTAATTTTTAATAGATTCTGGGGAGTCAGGGATTGATGAATTTGAAAAATCTTTGTGATTATGGTAATTTTCCATGTACATATTTGTTGCATATTCGATAGGACTATAAGGAAATATAAATGGAAGATTAGGAATAATATCTTCAATTATTTTTTGCATTTATGTTATCACCTCCAATATTGATTCAATACTTTGATTATTTTTAAATATTTTTCCCCATGTAGACTTATAATTTAAATTATATGTATTGCAAAATTCAGCTAACAATATTTTTTCATTATCAAATTCAATATATACCCGTTTCTCTTCTTCACAAATGTTGTTTTCTGTAATTTTATATTTTATTATGTCAAGTTCATTTGGGATATTTCGGAGAATAATTTTATCTATTTCTCTTGAAGATTTAGCATCAAAGTATAAATATCTAATATCTTTTTTTAGTCTTGATGTTAAATCATACTTATTTTTAAGTATATCAATGGCAAACTGAACATCTTCTTGTTCATATTCCGCAACGCATAACTCCCAATTAGACCTACTCCTATATCCATCGTCTAACATCCATATTGAAAACGAAAACTCATTCATTAAATTCAATAAATATGTATATGATTTACCACGATAGTCTAAAAAACAATCTTGAATTCTTGTACAAACTCTATATTGTGCTTGACATAAATAAGACTTTCCGTTAAATTCTCTATATCCTGCTTCCTTTTTTGTTGGAGGTATATTACAGAACTCTTTTAATAAATCATATTTATAATATAGATAATCTTTTTGATTTTCTGCATGTACAACTATAAAAATTGGTTGCGTTTCTCTTCTATCAATATGACCATCACCTAACATAGAACCAATAATTAAATCCTTTTGTTTATCATTTAATTGTTTATGTATTTGTCTATACTCTTGAGTTATCCTATGTTTTTCTACACACCATTTTTCTACAACTCTCTTCTTAGCATTTGCTTCCAGAGCCATTTCGTCATGACTTAAACCTTCAACTACATATTTTTGATAACACCAATCATAATCTTGATAAATAGCCTTAAATTTAGAACTATTTGGATATTTTGTTTCGATACCCATACTTGAAACCTTACTATTTATAGCACAATAACTAACCTTATTTAATATTATTGCAATTTCTTCATATGAAATTTTTTTATCTACTAATTCTATTAACTTTTTCTCTTCTTCTGGAGTCCAATATACTTTCTTAAAATTTATATTTGGTCTAGAAGGATCAGTAATTTTACCTCGCCTAATTAATTGGGTATAATGTTTATTGCATAATTTATTTCCAACTTTACTATTATAATAAAACTTTGTATCCTTTTCAGATACACCACATACACTACAATATTGAATTTCTTTCATATATCCTCCTATTATTTATTAATACACTTGAACATCTTTCACCATCACTTGTTTGCTTCTTATAGTTGTTTTTGTTCCGAAATTATACCAAGAATTTACACTTAGACTTCCCAACACATCAACAAACATTGCCCCTTCAATATTACTAATTTCATCTTCACTGACATTGAACTTCACACACTCTAAATCTTCTGCATTGAATTTTATATGTATCTCTTTCATGATTTTGACATCTCCAACAGGCAAATCTTCAATAATAAATAATGGTTCT